GTACCAAGTGGCCGCTCTGGAATTCGCGGTGAACCGCGGAGGCGCGTCCGGCGCGTTCTGGCTGGCCGAACTGGAGTATGCCGTCAATAACGTAGAGCGCGAGGCTGGGGTGAATTGGACTACCGCCCTTTACAGCGCTGGAGGGGCGATCAGCCAATACGCCGGCTTCAGCCCTCCCGGCTTCTCTCTGGTCGTCGCCGAAGTATACCCGTACATGTCCGCCGGGAACGTGACGAAGCTCTTGGCGAAGACCTACAACAACCTGAACGATCCGAGTGTCACGCCGTGCGATTTGAGCGGAATGCTGGATACGAATTACAACATTCTCGGCAGCGGATCTAGCGCAGTCGGGAACGCCACCAGCTACACCCTCCAGACCGACCCAGGTCTCGCGTCGCTCGTTGGGAACGTCCTTCAGCTCGGCACGATCACGCCGTACTTCACTTACGCGCACGGCGTCATCACCGCGTATAACAGCAGCACGAAGGTGGCGACCGTTGCCGGCGGGTTCGCCGGGCTCAGTTCCACCACGTTCGCCGGTCTGAATACCAGCTATGTTGGACAGACTCAACTGGTGACCGATGCGATTTCGTCGGGGAATTGCACGGCAGGCGGCGGATCGTCCACGGCGTTCTGCGCCTGGAACGGCAGCACCTACGTGGCCACTCAGTACGACGTGTTTTCGAGCATCACGATTGCCAGCGCGGCGGCCGGAGTCAGCGGGGCGACCACAACCGTTACCGGCATCAATACCAACTTCACGTCCACCCTCCATGTAGGAGACGGCATCCTGGGAAGCAATAACCCCGGAGTCCAGATTTTCAGCGGGCTTTCCAATTACGAGAGCTACGTCACGGCGGTGACGGACGACACCCATGTCACCGTCGTCAACTCCACCGGCCCCTCGGCGTCCACTTCGGTCCCGTCGATCTATTACTACCTGCCGAAGTGGAATTCCTCCACGAATACGATGTGCGGCTGGGAGCACATGGCGCAGGGCGCTGGCGGATTTCCAGGATCTCAGCCGATCATCAACACTCCCGCCGGGGGAAATAACAACGTATCGAGCACTGGTCCGGGGACGGGTGGTAACACTAATTGGGACTTGAGCGACTGGGCGGTACTCGATACGGTAGTCGCGGCGGCTACAGGGGGCAGCGAGACGCGAGCGACCGCCGATCTTGCGATGACGTTTGGGGCGGCATTCGATTACAGCCTAGCGTATGTCATGAACTCCTTTAGCGGGTTCGGACAGTCCGGCGCCACTTACGACAAGGACGGCAACGAGGCGAACATCAACGCGTGGACGTATTATGTCACCCAGTCCTTCCCGACTTATCCTTCCATGGACCTGACAGGCCCTTGGGTCGCCGATCAGGCGCGGCAGTGGATGTTCGGACAGTACCCCGACTCGAATGGCATCGACAGCGGCTACTCGATTTGGTATTTGCAATACGCGAATCAAAGTTCCGTGGCTTCAATCGGATATCCCGGCATTTTCGGGCTAACGAATGCCGGTATGTCTTTACTGCCGGCATTCTTCAACAGTCCAGCCGTCTGCGCCGCCGCGCCGAACTGTCCAGCGCAGTACGACCGGAATTACATCGAGAATGCGAGCAGTATGAGTAATCGGTGGGGCGGCAACGGGATGATCCAGGAGACCGCCGCGCTCCAGGTGCTCCACAACTCGCCCACGATTGTGAGTACCGAGTACCGGACGCAGCCGCCGCAATATGCTTTCATCGGGACTAGTCAGCCTACGTGCGTGGCACTGACGGGCGGAACTTGCCCCGTGAAATTCCACCAGGACGCTGTCATTAGCCGCGGCAACACAAGCGGCGAAACGTATAAGGGGTGGTCGAATCAGGCGGACACGCTCGTGTACCACGGGAGCCGCTCCGCGATGTCCGACTACTATGGCCCCGGCGAGACCACCCTGGGCATCTACAAGAATGGCTGGATCTTGTACGACGACGTTTCGACGCCTGGGCAGGTGCCTACCGGCTACGATATGAGCATCATCGGGGACACGCCGTGCATTGGTTCTTGTCCGGTCGGGCACGCCAACTACACCGAATCGAACAGCGAGAGCGTTTACGGCGGCACTCCGGCCATGATGCCGATCACCTCCTGGTCCAGAGCGAACCACGGCTCCTGGACAACCTCTTACGGAGATCAGGCCGGCAACTATATGTGCGATGCGTCGGACATCTCCGGCCTTTACGATCAGGTGGCGCTAGGCATCACGATCAGCCACGCGAACAGGGACATCTGCCACTCCAAGCAGGCTGGTCAAGACGAATTTATATTCGACTTCCTGAGCATGGCGGCGACCGCGCCCACCGTCATGGAGACGCACCTCCACTACCTGAACAACGGGCAAACGCAGCTTACCCCCGCCCGCTCGACGGGCACAACCACGTATCTCGGCGGCAACGTAATCGAGTCGGTACAGAGCGGCGGCCAGATCGGGACGGCCCCGGCGCAGAACTCGGGATTGATGACGGCCATCATGTCGTCCGGAACCATCACGGTGGGCGACCTCTGTGTAGGGCACGGTGGCGGACAATGCGCGCCTGGAGACACCTATCCAGGCGGAATCGGGTACTCGCACGCCTTTGTGATATCGGGCGGATCTTCGGTCGGGGCTCCCGTATCCGCGCTGGACGTGGTGACCTGCCATCACGTGATGAAAAGCCTCGTAGATACAACTTTCACCCCGCTCCTTATCACCCCGGACGCCAACTGGACAGGGGCACAATGCAGCGGCTCGACCAGCTCCGCAGTTGCGCTGTTCGCCCGCGGCGGCGTGACACATGCTGCGATTACCGGGTTCACCACCACGCACAGCGGCCCGGCGCAATACATGTTCGAGGGACTGACTCCGGGGACCTACGCCGTCACGATTGGCGGGACGCCGGTTACTGGCAGCCCGTTCCCAGTCGCCGCTAATGACAACTCCCTGGAGTTCTGGACAGCAGGCGCGGGCGGCGTGGTAGCTCTGACTTCCCTGACGCTCTCCATCACAACCACAAGCCTTCCAGGTGGCACTGTAGGCGTGGTCTACTCGCCGCAGACCATCGGCACTGCCAACGGTACGCCTCCAATCTCCTGGACGGTCTCGGCTGGCACGTTGTGCGCCGGCCTAACTCTCGGCGCAGCCACCGGAATTGTTGCAGGTACCCCTACCACGACGGGCACTTGTAGCTTCACAGTTCAGGCCGTCGATTCGTTCCCGACCACGGCCACACAACCGCTGTCCATCGTCGTAGCACCGGGACTGTCCTTTGGAGGTTCGATAATAAGTACAGGCGTAGGAGTAGCTATCGGTCTCTCTGGATTTGTAATGTAACGGTTGGTTAGGAATGTAAACGAGTTCGTTGCTAAACTAGTAGTCGTGTTTGAAGACGGGTTCGTCGCGTTTGTCCAATCCGCTCCCTCCGTAGCCAACCTCTCTACTGGCGGATTCCTACGCCAACTCCCCCCTTCCTTCAACGTCCAATCCACTCCCGCCTGGACTTGGTTCTTCGTCACCAACCATCCCGACACGGGCCTTCAGTTCCCGAATGGGATGATCCGCGCGCTGATCCAAATCGACGTGTACGGTATGAGCCAAACCTCCGTCTCGCCGTTGTCGTACGCGATTGACCTACTCCTTCAAGGGTACGTGGGACCGTTAGGAGACGCGGATGGCACGACGATCCAGGGGTGTTTACGGACGGATTTGATGGACGAGCCGTTCGACCCGGATTCGAGAGTATACAGGCGGATGTTGGAGTACGAGGTTTTCTACTACGCAGGCGTGCCGAGTTGAGCAAGCGAGTTGAACGAGTATAGTTAGTTTGCTAAACTTGTCCGCATTCGTCTTTTTCCTTTCCTTTCCTTTCCTTCCGCTCTTTCTTTCCTTCCGTATGTTAGTCTTTTCTCTAGGAGCCAGGAGACTCCTACACCCATGCCGTTCACTCCTCCGGCAACGTACGCATCTCAAGCCAACACCGGCTACTATGCCCAAATCAAGTTCGGTACCATCGCTTCCCCGTTCTCCTACAGCGCAATTCTGGAAATCAAGTCGTTTAAACCGTCCTACTTCACCGTTCCCGAGGTTCCGACGACGCATCTACTGTCTCCGCTCTATACGGAAGAGTTCTTCCCCGGTATGTTGAAGCCCGGTACGTTCGACCTGAGTGGAAACTTCCTTGGGACGCCGGACCAACTGGCCTTTACCTTGCTGGCGCAGGCGCAGGATATCCTCGCATGGCAGGTCCTGGCACCGGTACAGCGGAACACGAAGACCTACACGGCGACAGGGTACGGGTTCATTACCGAATACAGTCCCGGCCCGTTCGAGAACAACAAACCCGTGGAGTTTACGGCGAAGTTGCAGATCACTGGATACGTTACCGAATCGACGGCGTAAGACAAGGTGACGGGTGACGGGTGACGGGTGACAGGTGACGCCGATACCGACTGACGTAAAAGCGGTGCCAATACAGGTACCGACGCCAGTTTATCCGTTCGCATCCGTACCGCTCGTTTACCTACTCACGCATCCGATAGAACTAAAACTAGGTCGTCGTACTTGGCCGATCCTTCTTACCCACCGGACGTTGCTTGAGTTTGAATACCTCACCCGCGTTTCGACCCTAAACGATTTCTCTCCACTCACGCTGTCGGCCGGTAACCTACGCGCTTTGCTCTACGTCCTCCTCCGTCCACAATCTACACCCTCCCCCTCCCCCTCCTCCTCCGTTACGCTGGAAAAGGTCGGGGTGTGGCTAGCGCGTTCGTCTATTTTAGGTCCTACGAAGGTCGCTCTACTTGAAGCGTGGAAGGCGTCGATGCCGGAACTGGAGCCGTACGAGGTAGACGCGCACAAGGTAGACGCGCACAAGGTAGACAAGACTCGTCCGTCCCGTCCGAAACGAAAATTGACCTGGATGAAACTCTGGTCCATCGGACATCACAACCTGCGTTTGTCCGCCGACGAATGGTTGGACATGACGCCTAGAATGGCGCAGGAACTGGAACGACGGTACTTGGAGGAGATGCAGCAAGTAGAGATGGTGGGAGCGATCACGTCCAGCACGGTCGCTAATTTCTCCGAGCGCGCTCCTAAGTCTCCTATCCCGGTCGAGAAATTCCTTATCCATACGGTACGGAAGGACAACGAGGACGACGGTACGAGCGGCGGTGACGGCGAACGTATGTCCGGGGATGACATAATGGCTGTGATGGGACAGTATCGCAAACAAACTCAAGAGCAGGAAGAACGTGCTGCCCGAACGCACGGAATGCGGATGAAAGGACAACCAGAAAGTTAGGGGAGATTATGAAGACGATTACCAGATTAGATAACCCGGACGCGATCACATACGACGTTCCGCACAGGTCGGCGACCTTCAAACTAAAGGACGACCCGCAACTTTACACGATCACTTACGACTTCAACAACGTCGTGCTGGCAGAGGAAAAGACCTCCCTCAATCTCCTCCAAGGACTCATGGGTGGCGGGAGCGCAACGATCATGCGGGGACTGCTGTTTGCGTTCCTACTCAAGGCTCACCCGACCGTACTGATCGACGAAGCGGGGGATCTGCTGAGTAAAGAGTGCGGGACGGTGATGACAGCGCTGAGTAGTCTGCTCGCGCATTTTTCCCAAGGACTGGTTAACGAGGATGTACCGGAGCCGGGAGACGTAGACGATGCCGACGTTGCCGAAGCCGCCGCTACCGCGCTTTTGACGAAGCAGATGAACGCGGAGGGAAAGATTCCAATCGTTGACAACGTGCAAGCCACTGGAATGGCGGTTTAGGGTATGGTGGCCGGTTTAGAGTCTAGCGCCGTCTGGCATTTGTCGGTTAAGTAGGTGTATATGTTTGGCAAACTAATCTTCCTACTCGGTACATACGGTTCGGGCAAGTCCACCTACGCGCGTACATTCGCCAGTACGCTCGGTTGCCGTATCGTCCATACCGACGCGCTACGTGGACCAGACCTCCCTCCAATTCTGGTTAATCGGGTAGTGGAACGTGCGTTACAACAGGCCGTTGTCGAACTACGCTCTGGTAGGACGGTAGTGTTCGACACGACTGGGGAAAGTCCGACGGTACGAGCGCGTGCGCTGAAACTTGCCGCGTGCTTTCAGGCACCTACGAAGTTGGTGGTAATGGGGACGGACGTGGAGACGTGTGTGCAAAGACAGTCGGCACCGGGGAGGGACGAGCGATTGGTTGTCGGCGAGGACGTTGTACGACGTACGTTCGCGTCGATCCAGGACCAGATGGACGGGATTGAGCGGGAGGGGTGGGGAGAGATACAGACCGTTGCCGCTGGAGCAAGTTACGATGGCTAGTACTTCTTTAATTACGGTCACGGGCGTACCAGAGTGCTTAACCGCGCTGAACGACTTCCCCGCCGTGCTCGTCGCTCATGCCTGGCTGCGCGGTCTACAAGCTGCCGCTGCCATAATGCGTAACGAGTTAGAGATACGCACTCCGTATAGTGGCGAGTCGGTCTCCGGGCGCACGGCACGTACTGGTATAGGTAATTGGGGACGAGGAGCGTTACGGGAGAATATTGAGACTAAGATAGTTCTCGACTCTCAACTGCGCGGCGGTTATGCAGAGGTGTCGTTTGGAAAATTATCCTCAATCGCGCGCTGGGTCGAATATGGGCATCGTAACGTCGGGCACCGTCCGGGGATGAAGGATCTTGGTACAGTAACGTTACCGCGACCTTTCATCAGACCTGCGTTCGAGGCGGGGGTCAATAGATCCATCGAGGCGTTTGTTACTTCGATGACCGCTACGTTGGAACGTGGCATACCTGGATTTTCTAGTAATCCTAAATTAGCTAGTGGATTATAACGGGAAGGTCGTAAAGGACTAATAACTTATGGCACGTGGACCTACGGTTGGGATCAACATCACGGCGGGAACGGCCGAATTGTTCGTGCAGATGAAAAAGGCCGGTACGACAGTCGAGGACTTTGCCAACAAAGCTAAGAAGGCTGGAATGCAATCTGGAGCTGGATTCGTTGGGGGTGCCGCCGCGGTTAGAGTAATGGAAGGTAACCTAAACTCTAACGTGCGCGCTATCGCTCGGTTCATGACGCAGACCCTCAAACTCGGACCGATTATCAATGCCGCTTTCCCAATAATCGGCGGATTTATGTTCATGGAGATGCTTGGGCAAAGCATCAAAAAGTTGGAGGAATTTCATAACAAGATAAAGTACGCAGGCGAAAACATCCGTGCGTCTTTCCAACCGGGCATCAACAGTCTTCAATCCGTGAACGACGATCTTGGCGTCCAACTCGCCAAACTCAATCAGGACATAGATAAATTGCTTGGTAAGCGCGAGAACGGACTTGCACTCGCGTTGGCAGAAGCGATTAAGTTCGTGGACGAACTTAACGATCACATCGGGTCGGCGATGGAAAAGATGAGCAAGTTACTACAGGAAAAGAACATAGGCAAACTCGAATCTTTGTTTACCGGTCAAGCGCGTACTACGGATATTGGACGATACTTCGCGGGTGTAAGCGGTGTTGGAGGAGCCAATGAAGAGATACGGCAGCAACGGCTTACGGGACGAGGATATGTAGAAGAGGCACAGAAAACGAAAGGGACCGAGACACAAGTGAAGGCGGCGATTGACGCCGCCGTGAAACGAGCCGACGACGAACTCGCAGGTCTTATCAAAGTAAAACTCGATTGGGTGGCGGACGAACTGAAAAAACGCACAGATGCCGCTAAACCGAAGACCGTTATGTTGACCAATATCCCATTACTAGGGATGCCAGGAGGGCAAGTTGGCGAACGCCCAGTTCAAACGCCAGGCGAGAACGAGACGAGTGCGATTGAGAAACTGAAAGCCGCGCAATCAGAACTGAACGAAATGTTGCTAGAGACTGGGCAGAGTAGCGCAGTATACAAGGCGACCGTTACCAAACAAAAGTTAGAACGAGACGCCGAAACCCAATCTCTCACTAAAGCCTACACCGACCGTATCGCCATGATGAAGGCCGAACACGAGTCTCTTGTAGACAAGTTCAAATCCGTCGGTGCCACACAGGCGGAAACGGTCGCGTTGGAAGCGCAGGGAGAAGCGCTCAAAATCATCGCCGAGTTGCAGAAGAAGATCGAGACGCCGGGAGCAAAAAAGCAAGAACTTACAGCAGCGCAAAAGAAGAATATATTTGACATAGCCGCTAGCGATGCCGACGTCAAACTGGAAACTCAATGGAAGGAGTCGTTGCTCAAAACCACCAACGCCGCTAACCAGCGTATCGCGTCTCTTGGATTGCTCACCGCAGCCATTGGGCAAGGATACGAGGCTACTAAGAAAGCCGTAGTCCAAACGCAGGTCATGGCGGAGGTGGAAGCGCACGCCAACGATGCGGTGTGGTTGCACAATAAAGCGCAGAACATAGCGGACATTACTAAGGTACGGAGCGCGGAATACGACGCGGAGTACAACCAACGGGCGAAGGAGACGTTGCATACGGTCGGAGAGCAGATTAAGGCCGAACACAACCTAGCCGCCGCTTACCTTATCGGAGCCGATGCTGCGGCACAAGCGGCTTTGCAGAACAGGATCAACGAGATCAATCTCCAGCACACTGGAGAAGCCGCTAGACAACTGATCGCGCAACAAGTCGATCTGTACAATATCAACAAGGTCGCCACCTACAACAAAGAACTCCGCTCCCTCAACGACGAAACTGCAAAGGCTACCGATCTGTTGCGCGCAGAAGCCGTCAACCAATCCGACGTGGCGAAAGCGCGGGCGATGGCCAAGATCCAGACGATGCACGAACAGTTGGGGAACGGGCCGGAGACGCAGGGGTTGGAGACGCAGATTTACGCTATCGAGGCGAAGAAATACGCACAGGAACAGTTGAAAGCCGCGATGGACGTGAAGTCGGCGTACGCTACTCAGATTGAGCAACTACAGTTCCGTAATGCGTTATTGGTGTATGGTAACGAACACATTGAGAAGAACGTTAATCTTGCGTACGAATTGAAAGCCAACAACACCGCGATATTGCAACTCACCAAAGATCAAGCGGTCGAAGAGGCCAAGGCATTCGCTGGAATCAAGGCGTTCTTTATGGAGGTTAAGGAGAAGGCATTATCCACCAATAAGGAACTCAACGACATTCTTCTCAACTCTTTGCGCGAGACCGAATCCGGCGTGGCGGACCAACTCGGCAAAGCGGCGACGGGGCAAAAGACCGGTTTCGGGAAAATGGCCCAAGGTATCGGGCAGAAGGCGGTTAGCGGGGCGATACAGGTAGGGATGGATAAGGTGTTGTCCAAGATACCTGGATTCGGACCTAAAGCGGCACAGAAGGTGGATTTGGCTCCGTTGTTTACGGACACGCAACCGGGTAAGGTATTCGTGACGAACATGCCAAAGGATTCGTCTCCTGGATCGGGCGGTTCGTCCCCAATGTGGGGAGGATCTACTCCTATTTGGGGAGCCGCTAGTCGTGGATTTAGTTCAATGCTCGGATCTCTACTTGGTGGTGGCGGTAACGGGGCTAGTGGGAGTGGTGCTGGATCTACTCCAGACGTATCCAGTACGATTAGTTATCCAGGCATGGCAGCGGGTGGATATACGACTCCCGACAAAGCCTACATGGTCGGCGAAAACGGTCCCGAGATCCTCGCCGGCGTCTCCGGTCGTATCCTGTCCAACTCCCAATCCCGTCGCGTTATCTCGTCCTCCAACGGAGCTAGCGTGTACTACTCCATCGACGCGCGAGGTACGGACCCGGTGTTGACCGACGCGCGGGTACGAGCCAGTATCGTCGCCGCGCACAACAACGCGATCCAAAGTGCCGTGCGGGTAAATTCGGAGAGGATGTTCAGAACGCCTAGAGGGACGGGGAGACAGGCGGCGGCACGCTAAATTAGTACGGTATATATGATTTTAAAAAGGAGAATCTAAGCATGGAACTGTCGAGGTTTATACCAACCAAAGAGAAGGTGACGGAACAGGTTGAACAATCCGTCGATCAACTAGAAGCGCGCCTTTTTGCCGAGATAGAGACTTTGAACGCCGAGTGGAGCGCGGCATTTCCAGAGGACCAGTCTCCCGTTCCGCGCAAACTACCGGACTAATTGACAGATTGTTTTGGCCCCGCACGTCGGGAGACCAATCCCAACGTACGGGGCCAAGGAGCGGACGACGGACGCGGACAAGAACAAGGAACGAAAGGAAACCAAACCCAAGAGCCAAGAGCCAAGAGCCAATTGGTACGACGGAGAATACCAGCCGACGTACCGAACTGCCTGCAATCTAAATACAGCGTATCATACAAACGAGCGCCGACGCAAGAACTGATAAAATCTTTGTAGGAGAACCTTTTTAGTCCTTGCCCACTTACCTCGGTTGGAACGTCATCGCGATCCCGTCCTACCCACCCGCTCCGGCGTCGGTCCAGTTCGTCGCCAACGATGCGGTGGGGATCAGCATTTCTCCGTTCACCGGCAACCAGCAAACCTACTATTGGAACCCGTTACCTATGGAAGTCGAGGTCAGTATGCCCGCTATGCCGTACGCCGTTGCCCAATCGTGGGTGACGTTTATGCGTAATCTACAGGGCCAATTGAACGTGTTTCAGTTCACGGTCGCGTTCATGGCTGCATATCCAGGAGATCTAGGGACACGGTATTGGAGGCTCAAGAGCAACGCGCGACAGTGGTCGATAGACGAGATGCGGATGTACGGGTTACATTTTGGATGTCGGGAGGCGATGTGAGACGATGCCACGTAATCTGACTAGCGCTTGTCTTGCCGCAATCCAGGCTTCCGCCGTCCAACCTCATATCCTGGTCCAACTCACCTTCGCCACGACGACCGCTTACCTATGGACCGGTATCGGAAACCTTACCTGGAACAGCCAAACATGGACTGGACTTGGCTCCTTGCTTGGTATCGAGATCATTGAGGACGGCGCGACCGTCGAAGCGCGCGGCACCTCCATCAGTCTATCCGGACTGGACCCAACCATCTTATCCGCCTGCTTGACCGAATTCCAACTCGGACTACCCGTAAACATTTACCTTGCGTTGTTTACCGCCGGTATAACGCCGTCCTCCACCAGTACGTTGATCGCCAACCCTATCCCGATCTGGGTAGGACGGACGGATCAGCCGATAATAGACGTGGATGGGGGTGGTGCGAGCGTCAGGATCGCGTGCGAGTCGCGCCTGCTGGACCTGAACGTACCCAGCGACTTTCGGTACACCACACAGGATCAACAAGCCCTGTACCCCAACGATATCGGGTTGGCGTTCGTAGACGACGTGCAGGAGCAGACGATTTTATGGGGCGTACCGTTAACTAGCGATAATTTAAGGCAGAGTAACCATTAGGTCGGTTTAGGTCGGTTTACTAGGTTTACCAGTTTTACCGACGCCGCCGTTTTCGTATCCGAGTTAGTTTATGGCAAGCGAAAAATCCGGGATAATCGACCTGTTAGTTGGTGCAGCCGCCGTGGTCGCCGGAGCCTTGACAGCAGGTGTCGGTTCCGCCGCCGTCGCCGCCATATCGCACTTCCTCGTCACGGCCGGGGCCGGGTTGGTGTTGTCCGGTCTCGGCACCTTGATCTCCGGCGCTCACGATCCGGGATTCTCCAGCACTATACGCAACCCGATCCAGCCGCGCCGTGTACACGTTGGGGTTGGACGAACGGGTGGAGCCCTGGTGTATATGAGCTATTGGGGCGGGAACGACGTGATGCTGGACATGGTAATCGTTCTCGCTACCCACTCTTGTCAAGGCGGGGATCTGTCGTACCAACTCAACTCCTCCTCGCTTACGTACAACATGGCGCTGGGTAAAAACCTGATCCCAGAACTCCTGTTCAACCAAAAACGTATCCAAATCGACCGTACTAAAGCGCCGGCGTTAGCGTCCCAAACTGGCGGCTCGTCGTTCTCTCCGGCACAACAGCGCGGAAATACGCAAGTCCTGATCTACAGCGCCGTTCGGGTCGGGTCGATCATCACGTTTATTCTTAAAAACGACATCCCCTACCTGTCCCCCGGCGATCAGATACAAATCGACTCTCTCCCGACTGGAATCTCGCAAACTGGAAACGGGATATGGTACGTGTCTCAGATAATTGGACGAGGAGGCGGGTATTACGGTATTACGTTTACGGTATTGTCCGGCGGTCCGGCGTTCGCCGACGTAAGTTATACGGTCGGGGTGGGGCACGCCAGCACGCTTTGGGCGGACTACGGGTCCAAGGTCTACATCGAAGTAATGACAGGCAAGCAGACGCTCGGGCAGACGTTCGTAGCCAACTACACCGGCACACCGCTCGATGGAGACGGGGGAAACTACGTCTCTCCGTCAAATCCCGCTGGACTCAGCGGCACCATCCTCGGACTTTTTCAGCTAGGCGGTCAAACGTCTCAATCCGACCAGTGGACGTCCTTTTGTTCGTTACAAGGCATGACCGCCGTGTTTCTGCGTATGCACTACGACCAGACGATCTTTACGGCTGGTATTCCGCAAATCTCTTTCCTTCTGTACGGTAAGGACGATGTGTACGATCCGAGGTTAGGAGCGTACGGAACGGCTGGAACTAGAGTCTACACTACTAATCCGGCCTGTTGTATCGCCGACTACCTAGCCGCCGGAGGGCCGTTGTCGGCTACGTGGTTGCCTGCCTTCTCTTATTCCGCCGGAGCGGTGGCGTCGTACGTTTCGGGACAAGGAGGGGTAGGGGTAGATTACGTTAGCGCGATAAGTTCTAACGCCGGGAACGAACCCGACACGCACGTTGCCGATTGGTTCCCCGTCACTCCAGCCACGGCCCCGACTGGATGGGACGCGACGATACCGTACGCGCTAGGTAGACTCGTGCAGTATCCCGGACTAGCTGGAGACGCGACGATTGGCGGGATACAGTACATCAGTACCGTCAATTCCAACACCGGGCATAACCCAAGCACCTATCCGTCCTATTGGGCGCCGTTGCCCGTCCCCGTCCATCCGTTACTCAAGTACGGGTACAGTCTAGGTTACGGTACCGACATACCAATCTCTCAACTCACGTTAGCGGCCAATACCTGCGACTTACCCGTAGCGCTCCTCGAAGGCGGTACGGAACCGATGTACTCCTGCAACGGACAATTCGATCTGGATATGAGACGCGGAGAAGTACTACAGAACTTACTGACCTCCTGCGCCGGACGTATGACTACTGTAGAGGGACAGTACGTTATCCAACCTGGATACTATTTCGGACCAGGTTCTCCGGCACTTCAACTCACACTTGCTCCAATATGCGCCGGACCGCCTAAGTGGAAGCCTTTTCCAACCATTCGAGAGTTGTACAACGGCGTAAAAGGGACCTATATCTCCCCGGCCAATAAGTGGCAATCGTCCGACTTCCCGGCGTACGCGCAAGACTACTTACACGGTTATGCCGGACCCGCTCAGTACGACGGCGACGTCAACGTAGCGATAGACGGTGGGGACAGGCGGTGGTTGGACATCCACCTCCCGTTCACTATCTCGTCCTCTATGGCGCAACGGATCGCCAAGATCGAACTACTGCGCCGACGGCATTTCGGCATCGCGACATTTATTCTCAACTTATCCGGGTACCAACTTGTCCCGCTCGATATATTCGAGGCGACATTCCCGTTCCTATCTTGGGTAAACGAACTAGTCGAGGTCCAGTCCGTCCGATTCGTTACCACTAAGCAAAACATCGACGGGATGGACGTGCCGACGTTGTCTATCGAGATCGACGTTCAAACCGTCGATCCGTCTATTTATACGTGGAACGTTGACGAGGAACTTACTCCGACCGGTTATCAGACCGCCAACCCTCCTATCGCGACGGTGGTGGAGACGGTTCCGTTGCCGTGGAGTCCAGGGTATAACGCTCCAATGGCCGGGGACGCGACTTATCCGACCGGAGCGCTCGGTCCAGCCAGTTTTGGCGTTACGCCGAACTATGTCGGCGACTCGAACGGAAACCTCGTTCCATCTTTGCAAATTACGGGTTACCTGCCGTTCAACTTTCTCGATACGGGTTTGTACGGCCCGCTCATCACGGCAACGTCTAGTAGTATTGGAGGAAACTTGTCCGCTGGATCGTACATCGTCGGATTGTCGGCCTACGACGCAGGTTCTAGTCCGTACAAAAACGTAGAGTACCTGGACTTCGCTCTCGTCACGATCCCCGCTACATCGCCGCCTACGTATACAAACCTCATCTCCGTCGAGATCACTTGGTTCGCGGGAGACTTCGAGGGCGACTTGTACATCGCTCTACAGTCGATCTCTCCGGCGCTTGGGCAACAGTTAAAGTCCGTAAACGCCTACGACTCCCGCGCCGTCATGCACTGGAACCAAAACATCTCCTCTACCTCAATCTCTTCCGCGACGATCACCGCGTTGGACCAGTCCCAACCGGGAGGACCGGACAGTCAGTTCGACCATTTTGGCGTCGTCTGGTCTCCAATCGTTCACGCTGGCGTGTGGGCGGAACAGGTCCAGCACGTTACCGGTACGTCCGGGTCGTCTCCCGGAACGATCACGATTGCCGACCTGACCGCCAGTTCCAACCCAACTCTCGTCAACCAGTACGCCGGGTGTACGGTGTCGTTGCTCGGCCGGTACGTGGCGGGGGTCGCGGTACCGATCCTGAACATGCCAGTGTTGTCCAACACCGCCAGTGTCGGTAACCAGTTCGTCCTGACTATAGGACCTAATTCGGCCTCCGTCTCGCTACCGTCCTTGACGACGTTATTAACGGTCGGGGACTTGGTCGTTATGCGTACCAACGCGACGTTCACGGCCAGTTCGTTCACCGACCCGAACATCGCCAATACCTACTACCCGACTGGCGCGACCGGGATCGAAGCCGGCCACCTCGCCTACGTGTTGACCGGCCCCGACGCCGGAGACGTGAAGACCATATCGGGCGTGACGCCAGTTGGAGGGTTGGATATACGGATCAACATCGTCGGGACGTGGAACCTTACCCCCAACCCCGGCGACCGGGTTATCGTAGTTTCGCCCAACCAGTCTACCGAATGGAAAAGCCCGCCTTTCGTTTCGCCGAACAAGCTAACTCCAACGGTTTCTATCGTCCCTAACGTGCAGAACTTGGCCGACCAGACATGGTTGTTCCAGGTACGAACGAAAAACTCGTCCGACCACGCCTGCCCCGACTTTATGGCTCCGTTTAGCGAAGTGTACTTTTTTGGCGCGCAGGGGACCAGAACCGTATCGGCTAATACGACGCAGGTATTTACGGACGGGACGATCCGGTGCATCACCAGCGGCGTTACCCAACCTACACCCATCGCACTATCGGTTGCTATGCTGTCCACCGACACGACCGCACAAGTATCCAACGGGCTGAATGTGGTTAACGGCACTAACATTACAATCGATACGGGAGGCAATACCGAAACTGTGCTGGTCGAATCGGGCGGTGCGGTGTCGGGTCCCGTGACGCTGACCGTAATTCGTGGGCAACTCGGCACCACTCCGGTCGCGCATGCGATGAGCGTGGGGATCGTGCTGCCAGGTGGTCTTACGGTGTCGTTGTTGGCGCAGTCCGCCCAACCGCAGCAAGGGTTGTGGATCACCAAGATCAGCACGGATATCAATTACGTGATGTACACATGCGCGGCTGGGGATGCGTTGCCAAGCGTACCGGCCGGTAGAACGTCCGGGATTTTGCCAGACGGCTCGACTAATTCCAGCGTGTTTTTGCAGGCGTCTGGGGTTGGGAATTGATAAGGAACGACGGGAACGAAGGAACGAAGGAACGCCGGGAACGAAGGAACGAAGGAACGAAGGAACGCCGGGAACGAAGGAACGAAGGAACGAAGGAA